CAATCTTCATGACATCGGCAGCGGATCCTTGAATCAAAGTATTGAATGCTTGACGTTCGGCCTTTGCGGCCTGCCACCACACCGGGGATACCAAGTCTGGCAAGTATCTTCGCCTACCTGTGAGTGTCCCTACATAGGGAACGGGGACCTTCTTGCGCGCGGTGCGAATTGTTAACGACTTGAGCCGGGTGATGTTCTTAAACTTTTGGGTGAACTCTTTAAGCAGTTCTTCGGCGTCCTTTACCGAGCAGTCAATTTGACGAGATATCTTTTCGGCTCCAACGCCGTAAGCGATAGAAAGAACAAGAACCTTACCCGCTTTGCGGTTAACACCCATCGTTTCTCCGATGGCCGTATAAATGTCGCCGCCTTGATGATAGGTATCCAGCATCACAGGGTCCTTAGAAAAAGACGCAATGATGCGTGGCTCGATTTGGGAATAATCGGCAACGACGAGTTGGTGACCCTCGGGTGCGACAAACAGGTTCCGAATAAGTTTCCCATAATCCGAACCCGCGGCGGGAACGTTCTGCAAATTAGGATTACGAGAAGAGAAACGACCCGTCGCTGCGCCGATCTGATTGAAGTCAGTATGCAATCGACCCTTATCAAGTAACGGGGCTTTCATACTGCGGTTCATTTTCCCATTTATGACGCGGGTTACGACACCCCCCATGTAGGGAAGAACATAGGTTGATAGAAGTTTGTTGAGGTCGCTGAAATCCAGAAGGGCGTCCACTAGCGGGTCCGCCGTCCGGAACACATCGAGCGCCTCGGCGGACACGGAGTAATCAGCCAAAGCCAAGGGCGTCTTGGTCCGCTTCTTTTCTTTTCCCCCGGGAGTCAACATGGTGGGTTTGAGTCCACGTCCACCGTCGCCTTTTTTCCCGTAGAGCAAACGCTGTTTGGACACGGTGGAGTTGATATTAAATTCTTCACCTGCGATGCGATAGACACGACCACGGGCCGACTCAATATCGGACTCCAATCGCGCTTTTAGGTCGGTGAGTGAAGCGGTATCAATCGTCGCTCCAGAGAGCCGCATTTCGGTGACCACGCGCAGGACGTCCATTTCAAGTGCAAATACCTTAGAAAGGTTGTCCTTAACGATGAGATTCGATAGAACCTTCCACACGGAAATAGTCGCATGCGCGTCCAACTCGGCATACCGAGCGACTTCGTCAAAAGAGTACTTTTCAATCTCGGCGCCGACGCCCTTTTGCATGGTGATTCCGGCGTACAGTTTGCTGACATCTTTTAGCCCATAACCAAACGACTTAGAGGAATCCACAAGAAAAGCAGCAATCATGGTGTCGGCGTACGGACCTGCTGGAACTTCTCCCAGATATTTCGCGACCGAACCCAAATCGAAAGCGAGATTGTGACCCACCTTGGTGATGGTGTCGTCCTTGAAAAGATCAGCCATTGCAGAGAACACAAATGTTCGTGTTAACTGCTTTGGTGGTTCCGTAAAAATCTTGACTTCCTTTTTGACATCCGTCGAATAATCCTGAGGTCGAAGAGGAAGACCCTTCTCGATGCGCTTCTGTGCTGACTCGCGGAGTGGAAACTGAGATTCAACGTATGCGCCATTGGGGTGCCCCATCGGTACCACCCATGAGTCATTAAAGTCCGAAAGAGCGATCCATACGACGTCGTTTCTCCAAGGGTCCCCACGGTGATCTCCCATGGTCTCAACGTCAAAACACAAAGTGTCCTGCTTGCGAAGGTGATCAACAAGGTCTAGGAATTCGGACTCTTCGGTAACAATGTTCATCGTGTCCTTAGCATTGGCAATGGCAGGGGGTGGACGTCGGAAGAGCGAAACTGTCGAGTAAAAACTCTTCCGACGTCCGGGGAAAGCAACCGGAATCGACTACCGGCTGCTAATCTCACGCGATATTTCGAGCATGTCGTTTCGGGGGGTAAACGAAATAACTCGCGGCGTGAGAGGCTCAAAACGATCAATAGAGGATTCAACCTCAGACTGGTCGGCACCCCAGTCTTCGGATAAGTCGCGTGCTTTGACAGGCAAAATTGTGTAGATGGTTTTCGGTCCCTTGCCTTGGCGGGCCATGGACCAAAAAATGCGATCCAAGGGGCCAGTTTTTGCGTCTTGATCAAAGGACGCTAATTGGCGGGTCAGGGTTGGACTCGTCAATAGGATCTCCACAACAGGCTCCTCGGCCGACAGGTTTACAATGCTGAAGGCAGCCTTGGGTCTTGGTGAATCACCGATACCACACAATGGGCACTCGGCTGCTTCACCCAAGCACACAAATGATTTCTTGCCGGGTCGTTCAATCCAGTGCTGGTCAAAAGATGCGAAAGGAGCACTGTCAAGAAACTTAACTAATTGTGGTTCATCAGTAAACCTGAACTCGGTCGTAAAAGACTTGTCCGTCTTAGCACTTTTAAGTGCTGATTCCCAACCCGATTGAAGTGCGGATGAGTGATCGGCGACGGTGTCTTCATTGTCCTCTTCGAGGAGGACATCTTCTTCAACTTCAACACCATCGACAATGTAGTCTGTGGCTTCGACAACACGGCGTGCGGCAATAGGCATTTTTCTCCTTAGGCATTTTCTTGTAGGGATGTGCTCCATCGTTCATACAGAACGACAGTGAGATCGTGGTGTCGGCTCCACTCGATGCGTTGCGCACCAAGAAGATTTCTTTTGGTAAATTCCTCCACCGTTATCTCGATAAGTGCCCGCGTGTAAACACGTTTTCCGGGCATTTCTTTTCCGGCCCGCACATAGCCGGGAAGTCTGAATGGTGCTTTCGGGATATAAGATTGTCGCTCCCATAAACGGATTGTCACCGAGGTTTTTCCCAGTGCGTTTGCAAGGGCCCCCGGGAGAAAGAATTGAGTTTCCACACCTCCGTGAGCCTTGACGATTGGTTTGGCATCCCACGATGTATTTGCAGTGGGCACTGACTTTTCGTTATTGTCACGACGTTTGCGTTTGGATCCCGGGTAGAACTGATCCAGTCCTTGAAAAGTTTCTTCGATATCGACAATCATTTGAGTACCAAAGCCCATGTGATCTTGGGTGGGTAGATCTTGTCGACTGCGACGTCATTCAATTTTTCGTCGTACAAAGCCTGCATGACCCTGTCCTCATTGACCACGCGGACGAGGTCGGTGCACTCTTCCCAAATGCCAGCCGTCTTAAGAACTTCTTCTGCTTGATCTTCATCGAGAGATCGAGATACACGGCGTTGACGCTGCAGTGCGTCGGTGCCGTCAATTCCGTCGTCAAATTCCAGCCAGTAGTGTCCCTGATCATCTTCAAATCCAGTGTTCTCAACTAATTTCATGAGGTCATCGCGGATGACCTTGCTGCGCTTTCCAAGTTCATCGGTTTCCTTCTTCAGGTACTTAAACTCCCGTACCTGAGCCTCCACGGAGTCCATGGGGCTTGCCTTTCTTTTTGATTCAGCCACTCTTGCCATCATTCTCCCCTTCTTGTGTACCTTGTACAGTACACGCAAGTTACGGATAAGGCAAACAGCGGGTCGGTGAGGCGTGTCGAGCGGATTAAGGCGTGTTTTCGTGAAGAAATGCCATCAAGGAACTAGCCGTTAAATCAAGACCGCCACGGTCATTGATGCCTTTTCCGTCCACAACAGCAGATGCCACGGCGCTCTTTTGTTGGAGCACCATAAATTGACGCTCTTCAATACTCTCCGACATCAAGACGTTCTCAATGATGATGCTGGGCCACTTAGAAGATGCCCGTTTGATGCGTCCGTTTCTTTGTGTTGCTAAGCCGCTACTCCATGGAAGGTCATAATTAATTAAAAGATTTGCCTGTGGAAGATCCACTCCGTAACCGCCAGCGTCGGTGGAAACCAATACTCGCGTTAATGGATCGGTTTGGAACTGCACCTTGGCATCTTCTTTTTCCTTAGCATTCATTCGTCCGGTATAGAGGACGCCACCTGACTCCGCGTGGATCATGGACGCCATCTTGACGTACGAACAAAAGACAACAAGTTTGTTCTCTGAGTCAGCATCGAGATGATCTTTGACCATGGAAACAGTGACGGCCAACTTTGGTGATCTTGCTTTTAGTGCGCGATTGCGCAGGGCTTCGTCCTCAAAAAGTTCCGAGAGGTACTGTGACCCTTCGACGGTGAATGGCCCGTAGGCATCGGCGCTATGTAGCAGTAGTACTGGGTGGTCACACAACATCCGAAGTGCGGTCACCTTGCTCATAATTGATCCCCGCAATGCGTCTCCGGGTCCTTGGTTATGGCCGCGTCCTTGACCGTAGTGCGCATCGATGCTCCATGACGGACCGAACAGTGATTGTGCTTCTGACAACTCTTCCTGCAGGTGAGCAACAATGGTTCGGTATAGGGAAGCAGAGAATCGGTCAAAGGGAACCAAGACGGGGTCTTTAATAATGGTGTCCGGGAGAAACGGTGCCACATCAGGATCCGTCTGTGACTTGCGGACACATGCAGTCTTTAGACGCTTATGTAACTGACTCAGATTGCGGTACCTTTCAACACCACCGAACTTGTTTCGCACTATGAAGGTCGCATCAAAGAGGTCGAACCTCTTCCCCAGAACGTCGGGGTCAATGGCCTGCATGATGGAGTAGACCTCTTCCACGCGACCATTTTCAATGGGGGTTCCCGTTAAGCCGAATCGTATGTCAAGCGTTCTTGACATCTCTTTAACTT